CCTTCGCTCGCATCGCCGCGATTTGACGAAAGGGGGATTTCATATGCCGGGAAGGAAGCGCACGCCAACGGCGCTGAAGCTCGTCACCGGGAATCCTGGGAAGCGGGCGCTGCCGAAGAATGAGCCGAAGGCGAAGGGTGGCGTGGGTGCGCCGCCGAAGTGGATGAGCCCGCTCCAGAAGGAGATCTGGAAGGAGACGGTGGCGGATGCTCCGGCCGGGGTTCTGGCCAAGATCGACAGCAAGACGCTGCTGACGTTCGTGCTCGCTGCTGCGGAGCAGCAAGAGGCGGCGCAGATGACAGCGGAGCGCGGCCTGACTCTGACGACGGGCAATGGGAACGAGATTCAGGCGCCCTGGGTTGGGACGATGAACCGGGCCGCGCTGATCGTGCTGAAGGCGGCCGCGGAGATGGGATTCACGCCGGCATCGCGCTCGAAGGTGAGCGTGGCCGAAGATGGCGACGACCAAGAAGAAGATCCGGCGGCGCGGTACTTCCGGTGATCCTGCCACGCGGTATGCGCGTGATGTTGTCGACGGCAAGGTGGTCGCGGGGCCGCACGTTCGGGATGCGTGCCGGCGGCACCTGAACGATCTGGAGACTGGTGCCGAGCGCGGGCTGGTCTGGAATCCGGAGGCTGCGGATCACTTCTACGGGTTCTGCCGGCACGTCCTGCGGCTGAATGGTGGTGAGTTCGAGGGCAAGCCCTTCGAGTTGCACCCGTCGCAGGAGTTCATTGCCGGGAGCCTGTTCGGGTGGCGCCGGCTGGACGGCACCCGGAGGTTCCGGGTGTGCTTCATCGAGCAAGGGAAAGGGAACGGGAAGTCGCCGCTTGCTGCGGCGATCGGGCTGTACGGCCTGGTGGCAGACACCGAGCCTCGAGCGGAGGTCTACGCGGCGGCGACGAAGAAGGACCAGGCGATGATCCTGTTCCGGGACGCCGTGGCGATGGTGGAACAGTCGCCGCACCTGGCGGCGAACCTGACCAAGAGCGGTCGGAACCCGGTCTGGAACCTGGCGCACCTGAAGTCAGGGTCGTTCTTTCGGCCGATCGCGGCAGACAACGCGCAGTCTGGTCCGCGGCCGCACATTGCTCTGCTGGACGAGGTTCACGAGCACCGCACCGGCCTGATGGTCGAGATGATGCGGGCCGGTACGAAGGGGCGGCGCCAGGCGTTGATCCTGATGATTACCAACTCGGGTACGGACAAGCAGACGATCTGCTGGCACTACCACGAGTACGCGACGAGGGTTGCGAAGGGACTGGTCGAGGACGACTCGTTCTTCGGGTACGTCTGCGCGCTGGACGAGGAGGACGACCCTTTCACCGACGACACCTGTTGGGTGAAGGCGAACCCGCTGCTCGGCGTGACGATCCCGAAGCGGTACATCGAGGAGCAGGTTCGCGAAGCGATCGGGATGCCGGGCAAGGAGTCCATCGTCCGGCGCCTGAACTTCTGCCAGTGGACGGACGCCGAGTCGCCGTGGATCGGCGGCGATGTCTGGATGGGCGCGAAGGACGCCGAGTTCGACGAGCGGCTTCTGGAAGGGCGTCGGTGCTACGGCGGCCTGGACCTGTCCAGCACGACCGACCTGACGGCGTTCGCGCTGCTGTTCGAGCCGACCGACCGGGATCCGAAGTGGCGGCAGAAAGTCTGGTTCTGGTTGCCGGCGGACAAGCTCGAGGAGCGCGAGCGCAGGGATCGGGTGCCGTACTCGGCGTGGCGCTCTGCCGGCTGGCTCGAGACGACGCCCGGAGCGGCGATCGACAAGCGGTTCGTGCTGGCGAAGGTGGTGCAGACGGCGGCTCGGTATCGGCTGGCGACGGTTGGCTACGACCGCTGGAGGTTCGAGGACTTCAAGGCACTGATCGAGGACGAGGGTGCGGAGTTGCCGCTCGAGTCGTTCGGTCAGGGATTTCAGTCGATGGCGCCGGCGGTCGACGAGTACGAGCGCCTGCTGGTGTCGGGCGACCTGAAGCACGACGGCAATCCGGTGATGACATGGAACGCTGCGAGCGCGGTGCTGGACAGCGACCCGGCCGGCAACAGGAAGGTCACGAAGCGGCGCGCAACGGGGCGGGTAGACGGGATCGTGGCGGCAGTCATGGCCGCCGGGATGATCCTGAAGGCCGAGCCCGAGAAGCAGTACCAAGTGCTGTTCTTCTGAGCGTAGAATAGATTCGCTGCGGATAGGGGGCGCCCGACAAGTCAGAACACCTGAACTGACTTCCGCAGCAACATCGCTCAGGGTCACAGTCAGGAGTGACAATGGAAAAGACGCTTGTTGTCCCGCTCAAGTTCGACATCGAGATTCCTTATTCCAGCTACATCAAGAGAATCACCGATGAAATCGACATCGAGCTCGACAGGGCAATGCCACAAATCAAGTCGGAAATCCAAAGGAGCGTAGCCTTTTGGGCCAACGAGTTTGTTGCCGAGCACAAGGTCAAGACGATTATCGAGGAAACCGTCCGCAAGGCAGTGGTCCAGCAGGTTCATGCTGAACTGTCGATGGAGATAGTTAGGAAGTCTGTGAAGGCCGCCTTGCGAGAGACGATCCGTAAAACGATAAACGAAGAGTTGGAAAAGAACCCTCTATAGAAGAGGGCGAGACATCGACAAACCCCGCCTCGGCGGGGTTTTTCTTTTGGTGCTCTCAGCGCCGAAGGCAGGTTCCCCATGAACGAACGAATGAAGGACGCGACTCGCTCCGTCCAGCGGGCCTATTCCGTCATCGAGATGAAGTCGATGAAGGAGGACGGCGACCTGGTGCTGATCGAGGGCATCGCGACGACGCCGGCCCCGGATCGGATGGGCGACGTCGTGGAGCCCGACGGCGCCAAGTTCAAGCTGCCCATCCCGCTGCTCTGGCAGCACGACGCGCGCCAGCCGATCGGCATGGTCGAGGAAGCGACCGTCACGAAGGACGGCATCAGCATCCGCGGCTGGATCAAGCGCGGCGTCACCGCCTCGATCGACGAGGCGATCAAGCTCATCAAGGGTGGCCTGGTGCGCGGCCTGTCGATCGGGTTCCGCGGCATCGACGTGGAAGAGATCAAGGGCTCGTGGTCGCTGCGGTTCAAGGAGTGGGAATGGCTGGAGTTGTCGGCCGTGACCATCCCGGCGAACGCCGAGGCGTCCATCCAGTCCGTCAAGAAATTCGACACCGAGCAGAAGGCCGCGTCCGGCCCGCCCGGTGACGACCCCCCGCCCGGCGCTACGGGCAAGCAGAACCGACCCGCCTCGAGCGGGTTTTTTTTCGCCCATAGCAGAGGAACCAAGATGAAAACGTATCAGGAACGCATCCAGGCGATCGAGGCGGCGAAGGCCGCCACGCTCGCGCGGATGAACGAGATCCAGACGAAGGCGGAAGGCGAAGGCCGCTCGAAGGATGCCGAGGAGCGCCAGCAGTTCGACGAGCTGGTCGCCGAGGCCAAGGCGTTCGAGGCCGAGCTCGCCGACCTCAAGCAACTGGAGCAACTGAACCGCGAAGCGGCGAAGCCGGTCGAGGGTGACACCGTGAAGTCGGCCGCCGCCTCGCGTGGCCCGACCATCATCATCCCGAAGGGCGACCCCGACGAGAAGTTCGAGGGCCAGTTCTTCACCCGGCGCGTGATCGCGAAGGCGCTCGCGTTCATGGAGCAGCGCCCGGTCGGCCAGATCGCGGCCGAACGGTGGGGCAAGACGCACCCGCAACTGGTCGAGGTCATCAAGGCCGGCGTGGCCGCAGGCTCGACCGGCACCGCGACCGGCGATTGGGGCAGCGAGCTCGTCCAGGCCGATGCGCGGTACATGGGCGACTTCATCGAGTACCTGTACGGCCGCACGGTGTTCCACCAGCTTGCGCTGCGCGAGGTGCCGGAGAACGTCACCATCAAGGGCCAGGACGGCGCCGCGACGGCCTACTGGGTCGGCGAAGGCAAGGCGATCCCGGTCACGTCGATGGACTTCATGGACGTGACGCTCACGTCGCTGGAGATCGACGCGCTGGCCGCCATCACCAAGAAGCTGCTGCGCGAGTCCTCGCCGGCCGCCGAGATGCTGGTGCGAGACGGTCTGGTCCAGGCGGCTCGGCAGAAGATCGACACGACCTTCCTGTCGACCTCGGCCGCGGTGAACGGCGTCTCGCCGGCCGGCCTGCTGAACGGCCTGGCCGCCGGCTCGGCGAGCGGCGTCGACGCCGACGCTCTGCGCGCGGACATCGCGGCCCTCTACGCGGGGTTCATCTCCGCGAAGAACGCGACCGGCCTGTCGTGGGTCATGGGTCCGAGCCTGGCCAAGCAGATCAGCCTCATGCGCAACGCCTTGGGCCAGCGCGAGTTCCCCGATCTGTCGCAGAACGGCGGGACGCTGGAAGGCGACCAGGTGGTGGTCGGCGACAACGTGGGTGATGGCGACTTCATCCTGCTGAAGCCGAGCGACATCTACAAGATCGGCTACCGCGGCATCGCGGTTTCGATCTCGGATCAGGCCACGATCGAGATGGCCGACGACCCGACGGGTGACGCCGGAACGCCGACCGCGCAGTCGAAGCAGATGGTCAGCATGTTCCAGTCGAACTCGGTGGCCATCAAGGTGACGATGCCGATGAACTACGCCAAGCGCCGGTCCTCGGCCGTGGCGTACATCGATGACGCCGACTACGGCAGCAACGCGACCTGATGAGTCGGGCGGCCCGGTAGCGATGCCGGGCCGCCCGCTCCGGAGGAAAAGCATGGCCAAGGTCAAGGCACTCAAGGCGTTCCCGTACAACGGCCGGCGCATCGCCGTCGGCGACGTCGTGGAGATGTCGGACAAGAACGCACGGATCCTGAAGGCGATCCGCAAGGTCGACGATTACGTCGAGCCGGTCGCTCCGAAGCGCAGGGCGAAGGCCGAGGAACCGAAGGTCGAGCCCGCCGTCGAGGCGACGATCGTCGAGCAGGTCGAGGCGCCGCCCGACGTGCCTGCCGAGCGCATGTACCTGCGCCGCGACATGAAGGCCGAGGACTGATCGTGCGCATCTTCGGGCGCGAGATCGCCTGGCCCTGGGCGAAGCGCGACAAGGCGCTGCCGGCGCTGTCGCCGGTGTCGCCGCGCTCGCTGTGGACGGTGGTCTACGAGTCCTTCAGCGGCGCGTGGCAGCAGAACGTCAAGGTCAACCGCGACGAAGTGCTGACCTACTTCGCCGTGTTCGCCTGCATCACCCTGATCGCTGGCGACATCGGGAAGTTGCGCCTGCGCCTGGTGGAAAAGCGAAACGGTATCTGGGATGAGGTCGACGCGCAGTCGCCGTTCTGGCCGGTGCTGAAGAAGCCGAACCGCTACCAGACGCGCCAGAAGTTCATCGAGCAGTGGCTCACGTCGAAGCTGATCCATGGGAACGCCTTTATCCTCAAGGAGCGCGACCGCCGCGGCGTCGTGCGCGCGCTCTATGTGCTGGATCCGACCCGCGTGACGGCGCTTGTGGCGCCGGATGGAGCGGTCTACTACCAGTTGCAGGACGATGATCTGGCGCAGGTGCCGACCGGCCTGCCGGCGGTGCCGGCCAGCGAGATCATCCACGACACGATGGTCTGCCTGCACCACCCGCTGATTGGCGTGAGCCCGCTCTACGCCTGCGGGATCGCGGCGACCCACGGACTGAACATCCAGTCGAACTCGACCAAGTTTTTCGCCAGCGGCTCGAGGCCGGGAGGCGTCATTACCGCGCCGGCCAGGATCGAGGACGACGTGGCGAAGCGGATCAAGGAGCATTGGGACTCGAACTACTCCGGCGAGAACGTCGGCAAGGTGGCGGTGCTCGGAGACGGGTTGAAGTACGAGCAGATGTCGGTCAACGCGGTGGACGCGCAACTGATCGAGCAGTTGAAGCTCTCGGCCGAGTTCGTCTGCTCCGCATTCCACGTCCCGCCCTGGAAGATCGGCATTGGCACGATGCCGACCTACCAGTCGGTCGAGATCCTGAATCAGATCTACTACTCGGACTGCCTCCAGGCGTTGATCGAGTCGATCGAGGCGCACCTGGACGAAGGTCTTGGTCTGGTGAACGCCGAGGGCAAGCTGCTCGGCACCGAGTTCGACCTGGACGACCTGATGCGGATGGACACCAAGTCGAAGGTCGAGGCCGTCGAGAAGGCGATCGGCTCTGGTGGGATGGCGCCGAACGAGGCGCGCCGCCGCTGGCTTGACCTGCCGCCAGTCAAAGGTGGCGAGACGCCGTACCTCCAGCAGCAGAACTTCTCACTCGGCGCGCTCGCCGACCGGGACAGCACGAACCCGCTGTCCACGCCGCAGCCCGCAGCGGCCCCGCCCGCATCGAGTGACGAGGACGACGAACCCGACGAGGAGCGCGTGGAGGAACGCGCAGCGTTCTACCTCGTTGGACTGCAGAAGGAACTCGCGAATGCTGAAGCACGCTGAAGCGGCTGCGCTGATGAAGGCGGTGGCCACGGTCATTCGCGAGCACGTCGGGAAGGCGCTCGACCCGATCCTCGCGCGGCTGGCCGCCATCGAGGCCCGGCCGGCCCCGGAGAAGGGCGAACCCGGTGCGGATGGGGCCAGCGTGACGCTGGACGATGTCCAGCCAGTGATCCAGGCCGCGCTCGACGGGTTCTCATCGAAGGCGATGGCCCTGATCGCAGCGATCCCCAAACCGAAGGACGGCCGGGACGGTGTTGATGGCAAGGACGGGGCGCCCGGCAAGGACGGCGTCGACGGCAAGAGCATCACCGTCGACGACGTGGCGCCCATGCTCGAGCGGAAGATGGCCGAGTGGGCGCTGGACTTCGAGCGGCGCGCGCAGGAGACGCTTCAGCGCGCGATCGAGCGGATGCCGGTACCGAAGGACGGGGCGCCCGGCAAGGACGGTCGGGACGGCGTCGACGGCAAGGACGGGCTCGGCATCGAGGACTTCCATTGGGACTTGGATGTCGATGCCGGCGAGATGGTGCTGGTGTTCGAGCGCGGCGACGTGCGCAAGGAGTTCCGCAAGCCGGTGCCGGTCATGGTCGACCGCGGCGTGTTCAAGGCCGGCGAGCAGTACCGGCAGGGCAACTCCGTGACATGGGGCGGGTCGTCGTGGATCGCGCAGAAGCACGATCCGGCCGGCAAGCCGGGCGAGTCGGCCGATTGGCGCTTGTCGGTGAAGAAGGGGCGCGATGGGAAGGACGGCGCGCCCGGCAAGGACGGCAAGGACGGCAAGGACGGCCAGTCCTGGGTCAAGACCGACGACCTGAACCCGCGCTGATGGGTTACTGCGTTCCGAGGATGTGGGAAGGCCAGACGGTCGCTGTCATGGCGTCCGGGCCAAGCATGTCGCAGGCGGTCGCCGACCAGGTGCGCGCCGCCGGCCTGCACGCGATCGTGGTGAACGACACCTATCGGCTGGCGCCGTGGGCGGACATCCTCTACGCCGCTGATCGTCGGTGGTGGGAGGCGAACCCGGAGGCGGCCACGGAGTTCTCAGGGGTGAAGCTGGTTGGCCAGGCCGGCGTAACCCTGCCTGGGGTCCAGGTGATGATGCGCAGTGGCACCACAGGATTCGATCCGCGCCCGAATTTCGTGCGAACCGGGAACAACTCGGGCTACGCCGCCGTCCACGTCGCGATCCATGCCGGCGCGGCTCGGATCCTGCTCTGCGGATTCGATATGCACGGCACGCACTGGTTCGGGTCGCACAGCCGCAAGACCCCGAGCGGGAAGGCGCTGGCCAATCCGCACCCGAGCAGTTTCGCGGCGTGGATCGGCAGGTTCGCAGAGTTGCGCGGCCGCGGCGCAGAGATCCTGAATTGCACGCCCGGCAGCAAGCTCACGGCGTTCCCGTTCGTGGCGCTCGATGAGGCGCTTGGAGTTGCAGCATGACGCCGACGATTCTGACCGACGTGACGGACGAGCCGATCTCGCTGGAACTCGCCTGGGCGCACCTTGCGATCGACACCGAAGGGTCGCCGCCGGAGTCCGCGTTCGATGTGTGGCTCGAACAGGTGGGCATCCCCGGTGCGCGCGAGGCCGCGGAGAACTTCACCGGCCGCGCCTTCGGGGTCAAGACCTATCGGATCGTGATGACCGCGTTCGATGACGAGATCGAACTGCCGATCGTTCCTTTCCGCGACATCGAGGAGATCACCTATCGCGACGAGGATGGGGTCGAGCAAACGCTCGGGACCGGCGACTTCGAGGTCGACGAGTCCGGATTGATCCCGGTCCTCAAGCCGACCGACTCCTGGCCGGCAACGGACGGCTCGGCCAATGCGGTGACGATCGACTTCTCGGTGGGCTACGACAGTGTGCCGAAGGCGGCGCTGTGGGGAATGCTCCTGCTGCTCGGCCACGCCTTCAAGAATCGGGAGGCGATCACCGACAAGCAGGCGTTCGAGATGCCGCTCGGCGTCGAGGCGTTGCTGCGGCCGTACCGCGTGAAACTCGGGATGGCGTGATGGGCAAGGTCGCCGCGGGCCGTCTGAACCGTCGCGTGACGATCCAGAGGAAGTCGACGACGCTCGACACTTGGGGCCAGCCGCAGGCGTCCTGGTCGGACGTGGCCACGGTCTACGCTCACGTCAAGACGATCAGCGGCTCTGGGTTCGTCAACAACGAGATGCCGGCCGGCGGGACGGAGATCTCTCGCACGACGGCCAGCATCAGGATCCGCAGGCGCCGCGACGTGACGCACGGCATGAGGGTGCTGCTCGGCGACTTGATCTACGACATCCGCGCCGTGCTGCCTGACGAGGAAGGCGACGAGTTCGTGGATCTGGCCTGCGCGCTCGGCGCGAACGAAGGCTGATCGTGGCCAACGGGCGCAATCCAGGCGCGGCGCGCGCGGCGCGGCGAAGCAAGATCAAGCTCTACGAGTCGAAGGCAATCGCGGTCACGATGGAAGGTGACATCGCGGGCGCCATCCGCATGTTGAGCAAGGAGTTCCAGACCGAGGTCATCCGGCCCGCCACTTACGCTGCGGCCAGGATCATCTACGAGCAGATGCGCAGGAACGTGCCGATCGACTCGGGTGAGCTTCGGAACGCGATCTATCACTGGTTCGACGACAAGCAGTCGACGCCGACCCACCCGATCTACATGATCGGCCCGAACAAGGTCAAGGCGCCGCACTGGCACCACGTCGAGTACGGCCACTGGCGCTACAACAAGATCGTGAACGGCAGGTTCCAGAAGTCGAAGGACGGCGGGAAGGTGCGGATCAACAGCAACACGATCCCCTTCACGATCACCGACGATTGGAGGCGGGTTCACAAGCTGGACGGCGCGCTCTCTGCGCCGAAGTGGGTGCCTGGCCAACCCTACATCCGGGTCACGTTCGATCAGAACATCGGCCGGGCGCTGGAAGCCTCGAAGAAGCGAGCCGCGGAGAAGATCCGCGAGGTCATCGCGGAGATTGCGCAGTGATCGAACCCGACATCGTTGCAGAGATCAGTTCGATCTTCTCGGGCAGGGTCTACGCCGACACCGCGCAGGCCGGCGCCGCGCGGCCGTTCTGCATCTACCAGATGGTCGGCGGCAGGCCGTCGAACACGATCTGCGGAGACACCGACAAGCAGAACGCCAGGGTGCAGTTCTGGGTGTGGGCGGAGACGCGGTCGGAGGCGAACATCCTGATGCGATCGCTGGCTGACGCGCTGACCGGCGGTCCGCTGAAGGCCGTGTCGCTCGGCCCGCTGACCTCGACCTACGACGACATCACGCGCACCTACGGCGCGCAGCAGGATTTTTCGATCTGGTGGGACACCACCGCAACCTGAGTTTCACCGCCCACTTCGGGCAACCGCAACTGAGCCGCCTTCGGGCGGCTTTTTCTTTGTCCGAAAGGAGTCAAGCATGAGTTCCGAAGTTCTGCTCGTACAGGGCATGTCCATCAGCATCTCGGACGGTGAAGTGACCGAGCTCACCCCGAGCCCCGAGCCCACCTGGCACGTTCTCGACTGCGTGTCTCGCGAGATCACCTACAACGGCGGCACCGCGACCGAGAACGACGTGACCACGATCTGCTCGACCGCCAAGGAGTTCCGGCTCGGCCTGCAGGACAGCGGCACGATGTCCGTGACCGGCCACTGGAAGCCCGGCAACGCGGCGCACGAGGAGATCAAGGCGGCGGCGGCCGATAAGCTGCGCCGTCTGATCGAGGTCGAGTTCGAGGACGGGTCGATCTTCCGCGCGCTGGCCTACGTCTCGCAGCGGTCTTGGAGCGCGGCTGTCGACGGCGTGGTGACGGCCACGTTCAACTTCCGTCTGACCGGCGCGACGAGCGAAGTCGCCGCGACCTGATGAAGCTCTGGGCGCTCGATCCCTACGAGAAGTGGGGGGCCGCGCTGATCGCCTGCGCGAATGAGCGGGGGTGGTCGGCGCGGCGTGTTCGCCGCGGCGCGGACGTGGAGCGCGGCGGATACGGGTTCATCCGGCTTTCGATGGAGACGGCCGAGCTTGCTCGCAACCGCCAGGACTATGCCGAGATGCGCAAGCGCCTGACGATGGTTCAGGATCAGGCGCAGATCGACGTCTACGAGGACAAGTCCGAGCAGTGGCGGCGGTGGGGCGCTTGGATGCCGGACACCTGGCGCTTCACGAAGCTGGACGACGCCTTGGCCTTTCTCGCTGGCGCCGACTTCCCGATCGTCAGCAAGGCGGACACCGGGGCATCGAGTCGCAACGTGCGCGTTCTCGGCTACCGAGACGAGGCCGAGGCGCACGCCGTCCAGGTGTTCAAGCGCGGCATCCCGATCGAGCGTGGCCGTGTTCAGCGTGGCTACCTGCTCCTCCAGCGGTTCATTCCGCACCGCATCACCTACCGGGTGAACGCGCTCGGTAACGCGCGCGCAGCATTCTTCCGGTACTGCTATCCGGATCGGCCGGTCGCGCAGACCGGCAATGTGGATCCTGCGATGGAGATGACCGAAGAACTGGAGTCCCTGTTCGAGTTCTCGGACGGGTTCTTCAGGGCTGCCGGCACGAAATGGTGCGCCATCGACGTTCTGAAGGATGGCGACAAGTGGAAGTTGCTCGAAACGAGTGAGGGATGGCCGTGGCCGAGTCCGGGAACCTGCAATCAAGCGCCGATCTTCCGGTCGACGCGGAGCCGACGCTGGATCGAGATGATGGATCTACTGCTGGACGAGATCGAGGAAGGCGCGTTCTCCAGTTCGTAGGCTCGCGCGCGTTCGTGCTGTACGTCAACTCGAACATGATGGTTTGCTCGATCGTGTTCGTTGCGTGGGCGCTGCCGCGCGAGACGATCAGCGGGCTCCTGGGCCGGTGGAAGGCGACCGGATCGACGTGGCAGCGGCGCTTCGCGATGCCGGCGGCGTGGGTGGTCGACCGGATCTACTTCTGGGAACCGAATCACTGCTCAGAGGTCTACCGGATGGAGGAGGACGCCCGCAAGGCGCTCTATCCTTGATCTCTGTCGTCACGTTCAAGTGGTCGACGCCAGGCTACCGCGCAACCTTCGAGGCGCGGCACGTCAACGTGCTGGCGGCGATGGTGGCAAGGCACTACCACCGGCCGCATCGCTTCGTCTGCTTTACCGACGACCCGACCGGGTTGGCGTCGAACGTCGAGGCGCTTCCGATCTGGGATGACCTGGCGGCGGTGCCGAACCCGACCGGCGGCGGCCGGCCGAGTTGCTACCGACGGCTGAAGCTCTGGTCGCCAGGGATGCGAGGCGTGCTCGGCGAGCGTTTCGTCTGCCTCGACCTGGACGCGGTGGTGGTCGACGACCTCGCGCCGCTCTGGGACCGCACCGAGGACGTGGTGATGTGGCGCGCCCCGCGCGTGCGCTGGCCATACAACGGGGCGATGTTCATGGCCGAAACCGGGGCGCGGCCGCATGTCTGGACGGACTTCGACGCCGTGGACTCTCCGCGCAGGACGGTGGCGGCGGGCTACCGCGGATCGGATCAGGCGTGGATGTCCCTGGCGCTCGGCGCCGGCGAGGCGACCTGGGACGAGTCGGACGGGGTGTGGTTCTACGGCGCCATGCCGAAACCGCGCGATCGTTTGCCGGCCGGTGCTCGCATTGTGTTCACGACGGCCAGCACGCCGCCGTGGGCGTTGACGCACCAGTGGGTGCTCGAGCATTGGCGGTGAGCGGGAATGCTGACGGTCGTCTGCTGGATCTGGCGCGGTGAGCGCATCTACCTCCCCGAGCACGTCAACGTGCTGCGCAGGATGCTCGCGCGGCACCTTCATGTGCCGCATAGGGTGGTCTGCATCACCGACGAGCGCGATGGGTTCGACTCAGGCATCGAGGTCGTGCCGACGCCGGCCGCGGCGCGGCGCGTGGCTGCCATGAAGTCTCCCGAGGGGGAGCAGATGCCGAGTTGCTACCGCCGGCTCTGGATGTTCTCTGACGAGGCCCGAGCAATTGGCGACCGGGTGCTGCTGACTGACGTCGACCTCGTCGTGACTGGCGACATGACGCAACTGGTGGCGCGAGCAGAACCGTTCGTGGGCTGGTTGCCGCGCGGCAAGTGGGGCAATCAGAAGCACCGGATTGCCGGCGGCTTCTACCTGATGACGACCGGCGCTCACATGGATGTGTGGAATGACTTTGGGCCGGACGGCGTTGCTGCGGCGCGCGCGGCCGGCTACCGGGGGTCCGACCAGGCGTGGCTCAGTCACAAGCTCGGCGCCAGAGCGGCGCTGTGGGGGAGCCGAGACGGCATCTACGCGCTTTCGGACTTGGGGCGCAGGCCCGTTGGCTTGCCGAATGACGCGCGCCTGGTGCAGTTCGCCGGGCATCTGAAACCGTGGGACGAAGCCGCAATGAAGCTGCGGTGGGTCGCTGCCAACTACCACTGAAGGAACGCATGAACTTCGACATCAACGCGCTGGAAGCGGCGGCAAGCAAGACCTTCGACGTGAAGGTTGGCGAGCGTGACGATGGAAGCCCGGTCGGCTTCCGGGTTCTCGGGCCGTCCTCCGAACAGTACCAGCAGGCCGAGCGCGAGATCGAGATTCTGGCCACGAAAGAGTCGGCCGCGCGCAAGAAGATGGTCGACATGACCACTGACGAGGGCGCCGAGGTCGTGGTCGACGGCATGGCCAAGTCGCGCGACCTGCTCATCAAGTCCTGCGTCGTCGGCTGGTTCGGTTTCACCGAGGGCGAGACGAAGCCGCTGGACTTCACGCCGGCCAACCTCGAGCGCGTGCTGCGGGCGAAGCCTGTGTGGCGCAAGGTGATCGTCGCGGCGATCGAGAGCGAGGCAAATTTCGCCGAGGGCTGACGGAAGCCCTGCTGGAGTACGCCCGCGCGCACTTTGCGTTGTCAAGGCCCGATCCGCAGTTCAAGGGCAAGACCCGGCTCCAGGTATTCCTCGATGTCAAGAAGCAGACAGGCAGGATCGCGCCGGAATTGGAGGCGCTTCCTGCGCTTCCTGTCGAGGCGGCATATCTGTGGCGTTGGTTCTGCGATCTGGGCGGCGCCAGGACATCAGGCATGGCGCTCAACCCGATCGCGTGGGCCGACATGGCGGGGTACTTCGACCTGATTCGAGTGCGTCCGGAGCGATGGGAAATCGAGGCGATCCGTGCTATGGATAGCGCCTATCTTGCGAGTCGTGATGATAGGCAACCGCAGACGGCCGTGACTGGCGCGAGCGGAATGAAACGGGTGGCGCCTGGCGAGAAGCCGAGGCGCAATCGAAAGGACTGAGCGATGGCTGACGAAATTGCCCGCGGCGTAGTGAGGATCGACGGTGATGCGTCGGGCCTTGAGGCGTCGATGGCGAAGGCCGCGCAAGCCACCGAGCAGGCGCAGCAGAAGGTCGCCAGCGCCGCCGGCAAGATGGGCAAGTCGCTCACCGATGCCGGCCAGGATGCGGAGAAGGCCGCCGGCCAGATGGACCAGGCCGGCCGGCGGTTCCTGAATAGCCTGGAGCGCCGCACCGTCGAGATGGAGCGCGGCAGGGTCGGCCTGTTCGAGTACCGCGCGCAGCAACTCGGCATCTCTCAGGAGGCGGCGCCGTTCATCACGCGGATGCGCCAGTCGGAGGCGGCCGTCGGCAAGCTCGGGATGTCCGCGAAGCAGACGACACAGGCAATGCGCCTTCTGCCGGCGCAGATCACCGACATCGTGACCGGCCTCGCCTCCGGCCAGCCTGCCTACCTGGTGGCGATCCAGCAGGGCGGTCAGTTGAAGGACTCGTTCGGCGGGATCGTGCCTGCTGCGAAGGCGCTCGCCAGCGTGTTCACTCTGACGCGCGTGGCCATCGGCGGCGGCATCGCCTCAATTGGCGCTCTGATCGCAGCGTACAACCAGGGCGCGCAAGAGGCCGATGCCTTCAACCGGGCTGTCGTGATGACCGGCAATGCGGCCGGCGTCAACGCAGGCCAGCTCGCCGAGATGGCACGCAGCATCGACGGTGTTGTTGGCACGCAGGCGCAGGCCGCGGAGGCGCTGGCCGCACTGGTGAGCACTGGTCGCGTGGCCGGGGCGAGCCTGGAGCAAGTCGGCACGGCCGTCGTGAACATGGCCCGCAATATGGGCATGTCGATCGCGGACGCCGCCAAGCAGTTCGCGGAGCTCGGCAAGGATCCGCTGACCGCTTCTGAGAAACTGAACGAGTCCTACCGATACCTGACGCTCGCCACCTACAATCAGATCGCCGCGCTGATTGAGCAGGGCCGGGAGGCCGACGCCGCCGCCGCCGCGCAGCAGGCGTTCGCCGATGCGATGAATAGCCGCAGCGGCCAACTCGAGCAGAATCTCGGATACATCGAGCGCGCCTGGCGCGGCATCAAGGATGCCGCGAAAGAGGCGTGGGATTCGATGCTCGGCATTGGCCGGCAGGATACGCCCGAGGCGGCCCTGCGGCGTGCGCAGGCGGACCTTGCCGATCTTCAGAATCAGCGTGACAACGGGTGGGGCTTCACGTTCGGGATCGACGGCGCCATCTCGCGCCAACAGGAGGTCGTCCGTCTCGCCCAAGAGGCGGTCGATGCCGCGAAGAAGCGCGCCGACGAGGAGAAGCGCGCGGGCGATGCGCAGAAAGCAGGCATCGACGCACAGAAGGAGAACGCGAAGCTATATGAAAGAGCTCTCCCGAAGGCGCAGCAACTCGCCAATGCCCTGAAGGCGCTCGACGAGCGCAACGCCAAGATCCTCGCTGCTGGCGGAACGGTCGACGCTGAGTTGGACAAGAGGGCGCGCGAGTACCTGCGTAAGCAGTACGCGGAGCGCGGCGGCGGCGCGGGTCGCGCGTACACCGACGACGCGGCGACCCGGATGCTGCAGAGCCTCCGGGAGACTGGTGCGGCGCTGCAAGCGCAGATCGACAACGAGGAAAGGCTCGGTGCCGCGGCGCGCGCAAGGGTCGAGTTCGAGCAGAAGATCGCCGATCTGAAAACGAAGGGCACGCTTACGGCCGAGCAAAAGAGTCTGCTCGCCAACGAGGACAAGATCCGCGCGCAACTCGAAACGAACGAGGCGCTCGAGCAGGAAGTGGCGATCCGCAAGGTCATCGCCGACCAGCAGAAGAAGGAAGCCGAGGCCGAGGAGAAGTTCGCGCAGCGCGCGGCGCAGATCAGGGAAGAAATCGCGACCGCTCGCGATGGCCGGCTGGAGCAATACGACCGGCAGCTCGGCGCTTTCGGTCGGAGCGACCTGGATCGCGAGATGGTCGGCGGCCAGGCCAGCATCTTCCGCGAGTTCCAGCGGCGCCAGGCGCAGCTTCTCAGGGATACGCCCGAGCACTTGCTCGGATCGGACAAGTACATCACCGAGTCAATGGCGATCAAGGCTGCGCTCGACCAGGCGCTCGCCGACCACGAAACCTACTACGCCCGGCTGCGCCAGGAGCAGGCGAATTGGGAGAACGGGTACAAGCGCGCGATGGCCAACTACATCCAGGCCGCGGGCGACATTGCCGGCCAGACCGAGCAGTTGTTCGGCAATCTGTTCAAGGGTCTGGAGGACGTGTTCACGCAGTTCTTCACGACCGGGAAGGCAAGCTGGCGCGACTTCGGAATGGCGATCGTCGAGGAGATCAACCGCATCATCATCCGCTCGCAGATCATCGGGCCGCTTGCAAAGTCCATGCAGGCAGGCGGCGGCGGCGGTTTCCTGGCGAATTTCATCGGTTCGATCGTAGGCGGCGGCAAGAGCGCGGCGCCGGTTCCTGTCGCGGCGTCGGCATCCAGTCCATTCGGCATGAGTTGGCACGCATCTGGAGATGTGTTCGGGCCGTCTGGAATCGCTACCGGCCCCACGGTGTTCTCATACGGCGGCGGACGGATGGGCGTTGCTGGCGAGGCGGGCTACGAGGCCGCTGTTCCGTTGGCGCGCACCGCCAGCGGCGATCTTGGCGTGAAGGTTGCCGGCGGCGCGCGCGCATCCCAGCCGACCGTCGTCAACATGACTGTCGTGACGCGGGACGCTGAGTCCTTCAGGCGCTCAGAGGGACAGATCAAGAGTCGCCTCGCCGGATGGTCGAGCGGCGCGCAGAGGTTCGCATGAGCTTCATCGACGTTCGCTTTCCGAAGCAGCAGGGCTACGGGTCGGTCGGTGGGCCGGGGTTCCGAACCGAGGTCGTCGAGACGGCAAACAAGCGTGAGAAACGCAATCGTGTCTGGACGGACGCACGACGCCGCTACGACCTGACGATCACCGCGCGCACGCAGGACGAGGCCGAGGACATCCATGAGTTTCACGCAGCGATGGGTGGCCGTGAGCACTCGTTCCGGTTCTGGGATCCGCTCGATTACAAGCTGACCAATCAGTCGATCGGGCCGGGCGACGGCACGACCAAGGCGTTCCAGGTCGTCAAGACCTACTCGCAGGGCTCGGCAACCCATACCCGTACCGTCGACAAACTCGTCGCCGGCATTGTCGTGAAGATCAATGGCGTCACGCAGACGATCACGACGCACTACGCCGTTGACCTGAACACCGGGATCATCACCTTCGGTACGGCGCCAGCCGACGGCGCGACGATTACCGTGACCGGCGAGTTCGATGTGTGCGTGCGCTTCGCCGAAGATGAGTTGCGGTGGGTGGTGGTGGACAGTGAAGGCACGCCTCCGGATCGCTATCTCTGGCGCCCAGAGTCGCTGAATCTGATCGAGGTCATCGGCGAATGAGGACCGTCCCCGCCGCCATCACCACGGCCCGCCAGTCGTCGGCCTCGCGCCTGTGCAAAATCTGGAGGATCGAGCGTACCGACGGCACGGTGCTGCGCTTCACCGAGCACGACCGCGACCTGGTCGTCGATGGCGAGACGTTCCTCGCGACGGCCTCTTTCGATCCGTCGAGCATCAAGGTCAACGCCGACCTGTCCGTTTCCGACATGGACGTGCAGGGCGCGTTC